TGGTCCACGCCGTCTTCTACTACTAACATGTTGTTATTGTGTCGGTTAATGAAGTCACCTACCACGGTGCTAGGGTTGCTCACCGGAGCCGTTGTATCTTTGCGCATCTCAAGTACATGCTTTGATATTTCGCTATAGATTTTTCCAATGTTCCACCCTTCTAATAAACCTAACCTTTTAGCTATGTAGCCCCCTGCAATGTTTACCGCTAGTACAGCAGACCAATTACGTTCCCTCTGACTAAGGCGAAGCTCTTTATCAATCTTGGCTTGCACCTTAAATATAAGGTCCTTTACTTCTTCTAGGTTGCTTATTACATACTGCATATAAACTTCCCCAGCTACTCCGTAGTTACTATTCAACCTGTGATCTAGTATGTCCTTTCCTTCTTGAGTAGAGATAATAGGTTCTGCCGTGTAAGGAACTTTAAATTCCAGTAGACGCATCATCTCGCCATCGGGGTTATTTTTAAGTACGCCAAGCTTTTCGTAGAACGACGCATTAGAACTTGCTATGGAGATTGTCCTCCACGTTATGCTGTTCTCCCGAAGCTCGTTTGCACTAGCCTTTGCTTTATCTTTACCCCTACCTTGTGAGTAAGCATACAGCGTTCTCGATGCGTCAGCCGGACTCATATTGGTTATCTCGTCCATGGTGTTAACTATGTTATTCAAGAAACCAATCTTCAATATCTTTCCGACATCGGTATCGTCAGGCGTGCCAAGCAGCATTTCAGGATCGCCGAATATGCTATTAGCCATACGCAAGATTGTTGTCTTGCCCGTGCCTGAGTCGGAGTGGATAAAGTTTATTACCGCACCCTTTTGCCCAGTAAACTTTAGTAGTGGGGCGCCAAAACCAGACAGTGCACCAAACGCCTGCACTTCGAGTCCTTCCCTACTATACAGCTCGAAAACTTCTTTCCACCTTTCCAATGAGCCTTTCGGCTGAAAGTAAGGAACCATATTAGCAATGGCGCTAGCAGGGGGGCTATGGTAAGTATCCGTAGCTTTTATTTCCCTGTCGCCTACAATAAATACGCTGTCGTTATCAGCCCATCCAAATTGCGATCTCATAATCTGTGCCTTGTTCACATGTTGAAGCTCTCTAATAAAAGCCAACAAGTACTCCGTTATATACTTATGACGCGTCTCGTTGCCGACTACGCCGTACTTAGCTAGTTCTTTACGCAGCTCACCACGCTCGGTAAGTTTTGTGTTAGATACTACAAATTCCTTTACACCGTCTTTTGGTAAGTGGTGCTTGAGCACTGCGACGAACCCAACTATGGGGTCTTCCATAAGCTTAACTACGTACAAATCATTGTCGTATACGAGCTTAGGTTTAGAAGCTTCGTCTTCGTCGTCGCCGTTTTCTCCTTCTTTGTATATACCCCCGTTAGCACCTCGGAAGTAACCATCAGGGAGAGTAGGTATCTTGTGCTCTTCTACCAGTTCGCCTTCTACAGCAACCGTGACCGTAGAGCTTTTGGCTCTAGCAATGACACGACCCAGAGATATAGGACTCTTAATCTTTTCTCTGTGCGGGCAACCCTCACACCCGCCGGGGTTATTTATCTCAAACTCGACACAACTATGTGGGCCTTTTATACCCAGTACTTTTTTCTCTACTAGCGCATAGTCGTAGTCTGGGTGCCCTTCAGACAGCTTGTGTATCGCCGTGTCTCGGTCAGAACAAAACTTAGCAACGGAGAGAGCATCGAACCAACGTGGTTCTGCGAGGGTAGCCCTGTCGGTGTAACAGGCTGCGAGTTGATTGCACCCTTCTCCTTTACCAGTTAACTGCATGATCTTAGAAAACACGGAGTCGTTGTTTTGCATTAACGCTTTGCCCATGGCAGACATCGGTCGCCTAGGCTTTACTGTTTCCCCTTGTGATACCCCTACAATATCTCGGATAACACCGAAGGGAATGGGGTCTACTACGCTTATAAGCTTAACCGGCTTTGGCTCTACCCCGTCAGCGTCTCCTTTAAAGTTAAAAGAGTTGAGTGGACGTAACACTCTAGCAGACTCAAATACCTTAGTGTCTATATAGAACTCTTTATCTATGCAGAGCTGCCTAAGTCTTTTAGCTACCAGTGTCCACTCATCCCTAGGCACGTCCTCAGCCAAAGGCCAATAAGCGTGCAGCCCGTTACCCGAGTTAACCAGCATTGGCTTCGGTAGTCCGACGTCTAAACAAAACTTACGTAGTGCTACTAGTCCGTCTTGTTGTGTTTCGTACCCACTTGGCCTGCCAGTTTTTTCGTCCGCAAAGGACTTGTTTGGTCCACAGTCTATGTCTACCCAATATGACTTGAGAGATTCGACGTTATCTTGTGTACGGCTCTTACCGTTTTCAAACTTTGCCAAAGCAAAGAATACGCACCATCTATCTGCTACATATTTTTCTATCTCGGCGTCTAATTCCTCTCTGGTTTCCACCATAAACTGACGCGTTGTAGTCTTATCTTTGACCGCAAGAAAACCGTACCACCCACCCGCAGGGCGTACTAGGTCTATGAGGTCTGCGTTTTCCATTAGGCTATTGCTCCAACTTTGCTATGAATTTTTCTATCTTCATTGCTACTGGGGCTTTAGGATTGGAAACTCCTGCAAACCAGTTATAGACGGCTTGACGGCTGACATTTAATTTCTTAGCCACTTCGGCAACGGGCACATCGTGTTTGATGCACACCGCGCCAAAGTAAACGCCAAGAAGCTTTTTGTCGGCAGCCTTATTTAACTCCATAAGTTTTAGGCTATATCCGTAACTCATTAGGCGTCTTCACTCCCCCACTCGTCAATAATAGATGCTAGCGGGTCTTCGCTTTCAGCCGCAGGAGTTTCTTCTTCCTTCTTCTTAGTGCGCTTTACTGGCTCCGCTACTTCTTCCTCTTCAGGTTCTTCGGAACGCGTGACTACAGGTGCAGGCTTATCAAGCTTTGGAGTTTTGCTTACTCCATCAGTCTGCGCAGCAGTGAGCTTAGTGTACATCTCGGTCTCGGGGCGTTCTTGTGCCGCCAAAACTAGCGCATACTCTGCATCGCTGACCTCGCGTACTGGAGAGAATACTAGCTCCATAGTTTCTGCGTTGCTGTCGAAGCTTATGTTAGTTACAACGAGGTCAGGTGACATGCCGTTATTTACGAGGAACTTAACGTAGCTTTCGAAAGGGTGGATGTTGCCAGTGCCTTTACCGAACAGAGATTTTGCTGGGATGTTAAACTGGTACACTGTGCCAGACTCATCACCCTCAAGCATTAGAGAAACTCGGCGTTGGTAGCGACAAGCTTTACCACCATTCTCACCCGAGCCTTTTATGTTTCTAGGGCAATCTGCGCAGTTACCATGCTGTGGGTCGGATGCACCTGCTTCAGGCTTGTCGCCATTGTTTGACCAGCAGTTAGGTAGCGTAGCTTCTTTGTTGGGGTCGAACTTTTCCTTGTAGTAGATGCGAGAGACATTAGTCAGCATGCCAACAACAATAGCATTGAACTCGCCTCGGATAGCGTTACCAACTTGCTCCCCGTTAACAATCTTCTTAAACGTGCCGTTGATGTTAGCCTGAATGCGGCGGTTGCTTACTGTAGAAGTAGTGGCAAGCTTTTGTGCCAAGGCGCTTTGGCGGCGCTCTGTAGACACGCCGGTTTGTCCTGTAAAAATTGAAACATTGTTACTCATTATAAGATTTCCTATTTCTTAGTTGGTTTACGTATAGAGACAGCATACTTACGGTCTGATTGCAGTCCGATAGGCAGTGCGTCGGGGTTTTCTTCGAGAAACTCTTTCATGTTGGTGTTATGAATTCGTTTCTCTAGTAGATGATAAGCATCGTTTTCTGCGATGAACTTATACATTTGGTCCCAATCGCTAGTCCAGTAGGAGGAATAAACCCTGCGGGTCAGCGTACCAAAGGGAGTCTTTATGCTATCTATATCTTCCTTGGAACATAGGTCTAGCATGCTGGCACTAACGAGTGCCTGTTTTTCTTTTAGTGCTTTTATCTCGTCTTCTTTTGCTTGGATGGCTTCGCGTAGCTTTATGTACGCTGCCACCATCTTTCCTGCGGTTGTGTCTTCCATTGCTCCTTCCTTCCAATAAGGGGGATAGAGAGAATACCATTTGGATAGACAATGTCAACAGTTATTCTATTTCTTTTCTATAAAGTTCTACAATCTTGTTGTGGTTAAGAACATTGTTTTTCAGCATCGCGTACAGCCTAGCCTCAACCTCACTACCTTGTATGTGCACGATAGTCATACTGTGCTTTTGCCCCGGCCTGTCTATACGGGCATTGGCTTGCAAGTAAGTTTCTACGCTAGTTACAGGGGCGTACCAAATTATAGTGTCCGCCGCTGTCAGGGTAAGCCCGTGCGATGCAGCTTGTGGTTGTATGATAAGCACCTGCGGGTCAGGTTTAGTTTGGAAGTCTTTGAAAACTTTACTGCGGTTGTTTAGCGTAACCTTACCCGATATGATTTCCGACGATATTTTGTTCTTGTCTAGAAAGTCCTTTAGCAAATCTATCGTGTGCGTAAAAGGAACAAAAACTAATACTTTATGCGGAGCTTCGTTGATAACCTCAAGTACTACATTAAGTCTATTCTTCACATCGAACTGTACAACTTCTCTATCGTCCGAGTAGACCGCACCTCCTGATATTTGCAGCAACTTGTTCAAGTTAGTAGCGGCGTTTACAGAAGTTATCTGCTCACCTGCTGCCTGCATAGTCATTTGTTTTTTAAGGAGTTTATAATACTTTTCTTGCTGCGCAGTAAGCGGGGCTTCTCTTTCTACAGAAACAACAGAAGGCAAATCTAAGCACTGGTCTTTCTCAAACCTAATTGCAGGCTGCAATACTTTATGCACAATCTTGTCCGCATTAGGCTTAGGACGCCAGATGTGCTGCGCCACCTTATACATGACTGCATCACGGTAAGGGGTGTAATACTTAGGCACTCGGTGTGGGCTTACTAACTTAGCTAAGCCGTAGGCATCTAGAGGAGATTGCGCTGCCGGTGTACCAGTTAGCATCCACAACCTATCAATTCCTTTACACAAATCCCGCATTACTTTCCATCTATTGGTTTGCGAGTTCTTGTATGCGTTAGCCTCGTCCACTACGATGAGATCGAAGTTGCCTCGCAATATCGTGTCTTTTACCACGGCGACACCGTCGAAGTTTATTACGACA